TGAGCATCAAATGCCTCAATATCCTCAGAGGATAGTTGAATACTGGTAAGACCCGTAGCCGCATAAATGGGAGTTAGAGTTTTTTCAAGTAGTTTTTCTTGACCGTCGTAACTAAGAATAGTAAATGTAACATCTTTGCCGGTAACGTCCACTTTCTTTTGGTCTTGGTTAATGAAGGCGAACTCAATGATATTATCAACGCCCTTACTGATTGTTAGTTCTTTTGAGTACACGGTTTCATATCTCCTGGTAGCAATGGAGGCACCTGTCTCCACGAACACGACAGTTTGTCGTTGGGTGTAATAATAGACTGTTGTAAGTGCTGCCATGTTTTAGTTCCTTTCTTATTTATCGCTCCAATTTGGAAGATAAATACTCCAATATTATGAATAGCGAATTCTTCGAAAAGTTGTCCCAGAATCATCCCTTCATTACTGTCTGTAGTTACAGCGGGCAGGAGTTTGTTGGCATCATTCAGAATCGCGATGACTCAATAACTACCTTCTATGATTATGGCAGCATTGTTCACCCTGAGCTAAAGCAAGCATTCTTAGATTTAGCAGATGAATGGTGGTGGAGTAGTAATCGTATGATTCCTATCCACCTATTTTTACGTGATGATTGGATACCATTTAGGCCATTCTTAAAGACATTCAATAATAAGGGACTTGAAATTCTTCACGGTCCAGTTACATCCATGAACGAATTGACTAAGAAGCGAATCAAGCGTCGGTCAATAACTCTTGTGAAGCGAATGCCGTAGGATTCTCGTCGTAAAGATTCATATTGACAACTACCAACTGAGCATAGGCAACACTATGACTCTTTTTAAATGCGTATTGGTCAGCGTCTTTATCCCAAATACTCTCCGCTACTTCTCGCCATGTCTTGCCTATTAAATGACGTTTACCTGGTCTAATTAACGCCAAGAACATTGCCATACGAGGAATGCTATCAATCGGTTCAGGCATGCGGCGCATTGTATCATAATGCCTGTGGATATGAATCATCTTTTCCATGATTGTTCTATCGGTGAGCATTGACCAATCTGGCTCTCTCATCAATTCGATCAGGTGCTCTTCGCTTCTAACCATTGAATATAGGTTGACATTAAGTAAGTCTAACTTGATGTACCCGCGTTCTTCTGCGGTTCTATAATCAATAGAAGCAGTATCAGTAGCAGGATCGTATGGGATATCAGTAACGTGTACGCCAGTGTTGTGTCGTTTGGGATACTTACCATCACGAATGCTTGATGCTGTACAGTCAATAACATCAACTATTTGTTGTCGGTCTGCGCAATCGATATCGATATCGAAATTTACTTTCATATTCCTACTTGCTCCAATAATGTTTTTACTTCTTTAACTGTCACAGCGTCACGCTTGAATCTAATGCTCCATTGTTCTGGATTAATGTAATCATATGTCATGCCCAATTGATCGGGATTTAGACTAGCGAGGAAATTTGTGCCGCTATCACTGTTGAATAGTAACCATGGCGAAATATGACCTTGAGTAATTAAATGACATAGTTTGTTAGTACTGTACAATCTAAGCACATCACATAACTGAACATTTTCATTTTCGCTGATTGTTAGTAATGTTTCGATGCTACGCTTAACAGCATCCATACTGTTCTCAAGTTTTAAATACTCAATCAAGTATCGACTATAATGCCGATCGCTTGTCCAGTTATCAAGTGCTACTTTTTCTCTGATGTTCCAGTCTAAATAAGCAAGTGGGTTGATTACTCTGGCATCGATACAATATGTACCATACTTGATGAAGCCACCATAGTAACTACTCTTAGTGAACTCTCTATAACTCTTATCTTTTTTAGTTGGTTGAAATTGATTGTAAAATTTTGTCCAGGCAGCGAATGCGATTCTACTTGCTGGCTGAGTTTGAGCATCCCATCTACGTTTTTGTTCACATAGATGAGTTGCTAGGGTTGTCTCACGAACGAATGTACGACCACAATGTTCACATCCATAATCAGTTCCCGCATTCTGCTTCATATTTGTCTAATTCTATGTCTGTTACTATCTTACTCAATGTTCTAATATCATCAATCTTCATATCCGGATATAATTCGCTTAGACGATACTGATGATTCTGTTCTTCTACATATGTGTCTGTAATTAAAGCGATGTCTTCTTTTGAAGCACCTTTGTAAATCTTTTCGAAGTATTCTTTAGCATCTTTCTTAGTTGCTCGTGCTTTTAACTCGCCAAACTTAGCGTTCAAGTGTGGTATCCACTGATGGAATTGTTTTCCCATACCAGGGCTTGCCGAACACAGCATCAGCCACTGTAGTTCTGGATGTTGAGCTATGCGTTCATTGAACAGATGCTTATTTGCGTTTTGATCAGTACTCATCGTGTAATACGCACCGAGCATACCCGTGGCATTGATAGCACTCATCCAGTGCGTAATAACATACGGTACGAATTTCTTCTGCTGTTCTTCTGTGAGTGTAGAGTACCACCCGTAGTCTTTTTTATCGGCCGCTTCTAATACTTTAAAGATATCTAAATCAACATTCTCGAATTTTTCATCTTGTGGTACTGCTGGTTTACGTGTTGCCATTTTTATCCTTAGAACACTTGTGAAAAATCTACTAACTCACAATTCTTACTAATCTCTTTGACAAAGTAGACACACCGTGGTGACTCAGTATCATCGATTGGCACACACAGAAATTGGCCATTCTTTAATCTAGGTGCGTACCACGTTACATCGTGATACACATCTAAGATTTCAATGTCTAAGAAACTAGGTTTGAACCCATTGATTGGATTAAACTCGAATGCTTTGAACCCACGATCGTTAATCGATGTTAGCGGTAGGGTTTCTAAGTCGCCTAAATCCGGTTCACCAATTAAGATTTGCCAGTCGAGTGGCATCTTGATTGTTCTGTCACCGATGCGTAGCACTAATGCTGGCGAGTTGAATGACTCTAAGAATATTAGAGGGATGTAGTAGTAGTCTACTGCTTGCGGGTTTGAATTGTCTAAGATAGCGAAACGCAAGTCTTCAATCTCTTCTGGTAATGTACTCAAGTCATACTTGATGTTATCGAGTTGTAAAATGTTCATATGCTATTGTATCATTTGTAGTTCAGTTTTTCAACTGTAAATGGATAGTTTGCTTCCTTGTAGAAGTTCTTCCTTGTAGTTAAGTGGCGCTTAGCGAATTTACAGTTAGAGGTCATATCCCAGATTTGGACGAAATCTTTGTCCTCAGCCTTGCGGATACCACGACCAATCGATTGGATAACCCGTACGAAACTTTTCCCAGGCTCAATAAGGATGAGATTAAAAATACGAGGGATGTTAATGCCAACCGCAGCCACGCCATATGTAGCCACAATAATCTTCTTTTCACTCGTCGCAACTTCGGCATACTCTTCCTTTCTATCCGCATTCTTCATATTGCCACTAACGAACACACTGCCCGGCAGTCGTTCAACAAGAGCATGGCCGGCTGCCACTCTGTCTACTAAGATGAGTGTGTTACCAGTTTCGTTGATTTTTAGCGCCGATTGTGCTATGACATCAAGACGAGCGTTATTTTCAAGTAAATACTTGAGTTCACTTTGATAGTTTGAAAATTCTAACCCATCTTGTAGTTGTATGATGTTCACGTGACACTGTGATAAGACACCCTGATCTTGTAATTGACTTGCTGACAGTTTGTGTATTACAGGGCCGATTGTACAGAATAACGCTTGAGCGGCGAATTGTTCTTTTGGGATTGTGCCCGTCAAGCCCCAGCGAATAGGGATTCTGCTCATTACACCCGAGAGTAGTTCTTTGAGTGAATCTGCTTTTGCTTGGTGTGCTTCGTCGATGATTACACATACTACACTCTCGATGAAGTCCATGATTGTATCTTCCGCTTCGCCCGACTTTGTATTTTTGAGTAGTACGCCAAGTGATTGCCATGTACAGATTGTGTGAGTTTTGCCCCAGTCTTTTCTGTCGCCAAAGTACACGCCCACATCTAAGCCTAAGTTGATATAGTCTTCTTCTGTTTGTGATACGAGCGACTTGTTAGGCACGATTACGATTGAACGACCCATCTGTTCTACGGACAGTGATAGAGCGGCAGTCATTAGTGTCTTGCCAGCGCCTGTTGCTACTTCTTGTAAGCACTGTGGGTTCGTAAAGAAGTTGTTGACGATTTCTACTTGATAGTCACGTAACACAACTGGCTGCCCAGCCGCTGGATGACCTTCCGGCCATAAACGGTCCGAAAAACTGTTCTCATCAATTTCGTTGAACGTAAAGTTAGTTTGATAGTCACGTACATCATTGAGTTCGATATCGTAACCCTTACTATCTAAGTACGGGATGATTTTGTCAAGTAGATTAACATAACTCGAACCGGCAAGTGCGAAATACGATACTTTGCCGTCCCATCTACCTAATCGGACACTTGGCAGATAGCGGGCGCCTGGCACGTCATATGAAAACATCTTGACAAGATTTCTACGATCCTGTGGATCTATGCCATCGAACTTGACGTTAACTTCGTCCTTGACGGTGATAATACATTTACTCATTATACTCTTCCTGGATGGTCAGCAGATAATTCTCTGATGACCATACCATAATTATTGATTCCTGGTTCAACCACAACACCTGGCTTGCGCTTTAGCTTCATGTCTTTGAACGGCAGGTAGTTTACGTGATGATGCTCACGTTGAAACTTCCATACAAGTTCCGTGTACTCGGGATATGCTTCCTTGAGCATACGACTCTTAGGTGCTGTACCTTCGCCCGCATAGAACTCTGCTGTGTTGCCGCCGCCTAGTACTTGTGTGCGTAGCTTGTCTTGTAAGAACGCATTGAACTGTACTGTACAGAAGCCCTGTGTTAGCATATCAAGACTGATGATTGTGTCTTCGTTGTAACGACCGCGCCATCTGAATGGTTGCCCTGCTCTGTCACCAGACACCCACCTGGCATCGTTGCGAATTAGATTACAAGAATAGATGCGAGTGTTCTTTA